AACACCTGTGACTACAACACCAGAAGCGTTTGTATCAAACGAAGGTGCATTAACTTCACCAGTTAAGTTACCAGTTACATTACCAGTTAAAGGACCTTCAAATCTTCCCTCTCCAGATACTTTAAAATTAGCAGCGGTAACGATACCAGTAATTCTGGCATCACCAACAACTACGAACTTTGAATCTGGAAGTGCTGTACCAATACCGACTTTTGTTGAAGCTGAGTTGGAAGTAATTCCAATATATCTTGCACTTGCGTCCAGCTCCAAGAACGACGCAAATTGCGAGAGTTCTCTATTAAATGCCATTTTCTCCTACTTAGAAAGGGATGGGGGGGTTTTTTAGATCTAAAAAAGCCATCCTCATGTCTGAAGACACTAGGCTATGCAATTATTTAGAAATAATACCTCAAATGATTAAATTGTTTTGTATCCATAAACCACAGTTTGATTTGTACCGCTATTATTAGTAATACCAAACGAAAAGGTATTAGTATTGCTGACAGCGGGACTAGATGTAATTATAGATCCAGATGTGCCAATTATTTGATTTGGTATTGCTGTTAATACCAATTGATTTCCAGCAGTATAATACCAACCATATTGATTGCCTATTACTGGAACATTTGGATTTGAAATAGAAACAGTAGCATTCCAAACACAAATGCCATTTGGTATGTTACCCCTCATCCACATTACATAATTTGCATTTGTTGGTACAGTAAAACTATAAGTGCCAGAACCAGCAGATACAGTCCAACTACCTTCACTTGAACCAACAGCAGTGATCGTTACGTTACCACTGCTCTGATTTACTGAAATTCCATAACCTGCAGTAATATTAGTTACAATACCAGATAAAGTAGCACCAGAACCATTATAGGAAGTTGCAGTAATAACTCCAACACTCATTCCACGAGTTGAAGTATTTCCAAGCCCCAATACATCATTTAATGTCTGATATTCCGTACTAATTCCACTTCTAGATCCAGATCCACTAGTACTCGTAGTATTGTATGCGATAATATCTACTACTTCTCCACCATAACAAGATTCATTGAGAACAACAGAAGTTCCATTTGAAGCCGTATAATCTGAATCAGTTAATCTAACTCCATTTATATAGACATCAATAAATCCAACATTATAATTAACATTAAATGAAGTTTGACCACTTGTTGCAGAAAAAGTATTTGTTGTTCTTAAAGTTGGGAAAGATGCCCAAGTAACTCCAACTCCAGTAGACTGCAAATATTGACCACTCTGACCAGTTGTAGATCCAACACTTAATGTTCCATTAAGAACAGCATTTTGAACAGTAAGATTGGATCCAACAGATACATTGCCATCATATGAAATCGAATTACTGCCATAGGACTCCTTCCAAGGAGTAAGCGTAGCTACAGTAGTAGCGATTCCAACACCACCAGTATCAATCTGGGCAAATAATTGCCCATCATAAGTGTTTAGTCCAAGTTCGCCTAAGGGCAATTGGTCTACTGTTGGTCTTTTGCCGGGGACAGCAGACCGTTTAATTTTAATATTTGGATTTGCCATCAGATCAATTTAACATTGTTGGTATATACCGTAAACCCAATATATATTGGGCATTAATCAGCATTAAAAATATTTATAAAAAGATTCAATAAGACTCTTCTGAGTTGTTATCAGTTTTTAGTTCATATTTTTTTAGTTTTTCTTGCAACTCAACAATTTTTGTGAGTGCTTGTTCCAGTTTAGTTTCTGCAACAACAAGTTGTGTAAATAAATCCATTGCCTTTTTTTGATAAGTATTCAAAAGATACTTCAAGTCATTTTCAGATGCCATAATTTAAAATCAGAATGAACCTCCATCGATAGTTATATTGATCAGATTTCTTGTTGATCCTGTGCAAGAAATAACCTGAGTTTGACCTGCACAATCATTGACATAAAGTGATCCAATTTCCAGTCCTGCATATCCAGAGGCAGTCAATACTCCAGAAGACTCGGAAACTTGGGACGCAAGGACAATTCTGGATGCGCTATCATCCCAATAAACTGCAGCCTTTTTAGCAGTTCCATCAAAATAATTTAAAAGTAATCCAAGATCAATATCAAGATCTGTTGAAGGTGCAGAACCATTTACAAGACCAACTTCAATTAAAGAATCCTCAACAGTTAATGTTTGAGTATTTACCTGAGTTGTCGAACCATTTACAAAAAGATCTCCACTAACAGTAAGATTACCAGAAATATTTCCCGTAGTTGCGCTTATAGTTCCAGTAGTAACAATTCCAGAAAATACCGAATTTTTCCATCTCTTGGAACTATTTCCAAGTTCATATGCATCATCAGTTGTTGGAATTAAATTAGATGCAAATTCTCCACCAACTACAACGTTATCTCCTTCTGTATCTCCAAGTCCAATTGTTCCACCACGAAAAGTTACAACACCAACGAATTCGGAATATCCTTGTACATTTAAATTTTGACCAATTGTTACATTTTTATTGACTCCAAGACCACCATCAATTTGAACTGAACCAGTATCAGGATTTCCTAAAGTATTATCTGTAGTATCTGTAAATGATGCAATACCACTAAAAGTTGGACTTGCAGATCCACTAGCCCACGTTAAATTACCATTACCATCATTTGTGAGTACAGAACTTGCATTACCTTGACTTGAAGGAAAGTAATAAGTTACAATTCCTGCAAGAGATGCTGGAGATGCAAGAGTTATAAAACTTGAACCATTATTAGTTGCTTCTACAAGGTTTACACCACTACCCTTTGTAGAAGTACCTTGAGTCCAATATCTATGAGATCCTACAAATTTGTTGGTTCCAGTTGAAGATGTTAAACCAACATATAAATCATAACTATCAGTTGTAAATCCCGGTTCACCCGCTTGCAACCCAGGAAGATTTGCAAATAATCCTCTTTTAAACTGAATAACCGGTGCAGGCATTTGTCTAAATTATCTTTTACTTATTATATTTAGTTTTAAAAAGTTCCCGCATCAACATCAATTCGATCATCAAGATCGACATCCATTTGATCAAGAAATGATGTTGCATAACCAACTAATCCTGGTTGCTGTGGTTCTGTTGCTGCAGCATTTAAAACTTGATCTGGATTAACTAACTTATACTTTTGCAATCCAGCATCATACATTAGAACATATTGATCTTTATTTGAAAGATCGGAAACTGAAACATCGTTGAGATCTGAAAGTCTTTCGGCCACGACGGTTTTTTCTATAGATACTGTAACTGGTTTTGTACCCAATGCTTTTGCAGACACAATAAAAGCGTTAATACTATTAGTATCTAAACTAACATTGTATTCTGGCATAAATGGTCAATCCATTTAAAATTATTTATGTCGAAACTGATGGAGACACGAGAGCCATCCCCTCAATTACTCTTGTTTTCTTAGAAGTTGAACTATTAGTTAATATGATATCATAATAGTATCTACCAGGATCCAGAGCATTTGTCACGGTATTTCCCATAGATATTGTTATTTTTCCAGTTGCTACAATCAAAGAAGAACTAAAGGAATATGATGTCGTAGAAGATGGAAATTTTTTTAATTTTGCAACAGCACTTTGATTCGCCAAATCAAAAGCAGTTCCATCTGCATTTGTAATTGTAAATGTTGATGCATGATCTGCACCCTTTTCTATGGATATATTAACTGATGGGACTGCCATAGCACTTTTTTAATTATTTATTATCCGTTCCCAATCCATCTTTCAAAAGTTTAGAAAGTTCTGCAGTTGATCCTACAAACAGTGCATTAGTAACATTTGTAGGACCACGAACTTGTTTAGTCTCTTCAATATCCTTTAATTTCTTTTGAAGATCCATCAACTTATCAGTGGCATCAGAAACGTTTTTAATTAATTGACCAGCAACTTCATAAGCCCTGGGCATTTCACTTTCTGCTGCCAACTCAAGAATACCATTAATTGCTTCCTGTCCTTTCTCGATAATTGAATACAAATTTCCTCTGGTGTATTCATAGTCTTTTTTAATATCTTCAGTAGAAGAAGCTAAAGATTCAATCTTTGCGTCTACAATTTCAGACTTTGATTCGACAATTTCATCAGAAACATCAAAGGTTTCATTCAGTTTGTCGAATTTCTTTGTCATCTTCATGATCCACTAAATCCAAAATCATCACCAATATTAATTAAGGCATCGTCTGCTGCTGTTATTTTCTTAACAGAAGTTCCTCCAACATGAGGAGCAATAATTGTGTTATCAGAACCTCGTGCTACCTTAAGTGTATTTCCAGTTTTAGACTCAACATACATTTCTTCGTTGTCGAGAACAATGTATGTTTGTGCTGAAATGTTTGATGCATCTGCAACTTCAATAAAAATTGTTGTGTCTAAAGCATCAATATCACCAACAAGAGTTGTGGTTACTGTTCCAGTATAATTTTTGATAGCACGAGGTTCTGCAACATAAGAAAGATCTCTTGTTGGACTTGATGTTTGATCGCCACCGATATAACCAATAGTAACTTTTTTGATAACATCTTTGGACACATCTGTAACTGGACCAAAAAGATATGTTTTTGCAGTAAATCTAAGAGTATAAATTAAAGATCTTCTCGTTTCAAAATTACCTTCATAATCATCTTGCATTGAGATACCTTCAAAAATAACAGGAATATCTCTTTTTTCTCCAATAGTTTGTACTAAGTCAACAGATAAACTATATGCTGGTTGGAAATATGGTAAAATTTGTTCAATAATCTGAAGCATATCATCATTTAATTTTGTGTATATTGCTAACTCAAAAGACATATTATAAGGAACTGGCATAAATGTTCTTCTTGGTTGAGTCTTATCCGATGCCAGACCAGCAAGAAATGTTTGTGTTGTAGTGACTTTTCTTGAAGGATCATAAGTTAATCCAGTAAATTCAAATGACATTCTTGGTAATGAAATTTGAATTGGTTTATTCAGATTGGGAACTTGCTCAAGACGTGCCAAAAACTTTTGAGTCGGACCATAGGCCAAAGGAACTTCAATAACACTTGTTGTGTTATTTGAATCATCTGTGTGTTTAATTTTAATATTGTTAAAAAGAGTTCCGAAAGCTACAATGGTACTCCTCAAAATTTCGTGATAAAAATATTCAAACATGTTAGCAATTCCGTATATAACTATTTAACAAAAAGATAATCTATCTATGGTGTTCCGAAAGGATTTTTCTCAGAAAAATCTAATATTGCGTCTGCCTCCGACTCAATAGTATCATTATCTGCATATTTATTCCGAATATCATCTACTGAATATGCTCTTACTTTATAAGATGCTGAGGATGCAGCTCCTGTTATAACATCTCCATTTATAAAATCACCATCAATTTTATAAACATCAAGTTCATAAGTTAGAGAATTCCAAGATCTTACAAGTGCTGTTGTTCCACTAATACTACCTGTAACAGTTTCATTATGAATAAATGTTCCTATTCCAGTAGAAGTTGGTGTTTGTATAGTAATAGTTGGTACAGTGGTATATCCTGCTCCTGCATTTATAATTCTAATAGATGTTACGATTCCTGCTGAACTAATATACGCTCTTGCAGTAGCATTAATTCCTCCTCCAGGCGCAGCAGGAATAGTTACAATTGGAGGTGTTGCATAACCACTACCACCGTTTGTTACTGTGATGACTCCAACTACACCATTACCAATTGTTGCAGTTGCAGCTGCACCTGCTCCTCCTCCACCTACGAATACAACTCCTGGTGCAACAGTATATCCAAAACCAGGATTTATAAGTTCAACACCCTGAATTTTGTTTGAAGTAGTACCATTACAATCAACAATACTATCAATAATTGTTGCAATTCCAACAGCGGTTAGTCCTCCAGTTGGAGAAGATGAAATTGCAACCTGTGGAAGTGAAGTATATCCATATCCTCGATTTGTTATAGTTATTAAACGAACTGCACCATTTAATATTCCAGTAACGGCTGTTGCTGTTGTTCCAACTCCAACTAACGTTAGAGTTTGTACGTATCCACCTTTACTAACAATAGAATCGTCAATAACATCAATTCCGGTATTAAGTTCTTCATCTTCATACCTAAAGAGTTCGCACTTTAATTCATAAGTGTAGGTCTTTTGTAATTGATAGAAAGGTTGTTCATGTTCTACAAACTTAATTTCAAATAATCTATCTCCAAGTGGGAAGAAAATTAGATCTCCTTCATTTGGTCTACTTATGAGTTCAATATTTGGCAATCCCTCAGCTAAAGGTGTAATATAAGTTTCAAATCTTTCTCTTGAAATTGTAATAGTTAAATCTGTTAATGCTTGAATACCAAATTTTGAAAGTATAGTTCCTTGTCCTTCATATCCATCATAAGTGTTTACATATGCTTCGATGGGATATGTGTTATTAAAAGTTGATTCAATAACTTCACGTATAACAGTCTTTTTTGTAATAAATTTTCTTGGAATATAATAAATCTCAACTCCATACATGCGAATTTGTTCGTTAATCAAATCTTGAATTAACGATTGCTCTGTTTTAGATCCTTGGAGAAAGAAAGGATTTAATGCCATATTTTTATCCTATCATGTCTAATGGTGGTAATTCATAAGTATTGGACATTCTTTCCATAATTAAATCAATTTCTCTTTGAGCATCTTCATACATTTGTCTACCATTCAGTTCTACACCACCAGGCAATTTGACTCCGGTAAATTTCATCATGTTTTGACCCCACTGACGTTTGATCAATGCAGTCAAATATGGTTTTAAGAAAGAATCATTCCAAACTCTAGAATAATCATTAGGATCTAATGTCCTAAAGCAATCGATAATAATGTAGTTTCCGACAGCAGCACTTCCCCAATCAATATCAATATACAGTCTATCTTGTCTCTTATTAAATCTAATTTGCTTCTCAGTCGTTAATAAGAAATCAATATCTTCCAGATAAGTTTTAACCATAGCATAGGTTAAAAGTTCAGTGGTGCCCCAATAGTAAATATCATTTAAGAATAACTGATATTTGACACTGAACATATTGTGAGTAATGCTATTAGTGCCATCAAATTTATAAATTTTATTAACACCAATTACTGATGGCGGAACTGGTAAATAATTTCCGTTTTCTTCAAAATTAAATGATGTTGTAAGCCCGACTGTTTCTGTTACGGTTGTTGTAGTAATTCCAACAGAACCTGTATTTCCTCCTCTAGCTCTTCCCCTATCAATATCATCTTGAGTTATTCGATACTTCATGTATGTCTGATAGACACCATCAAAATGACGTTCTTGAAAATATTGAACCGCATCATCAACAAGATCTTCTATTTGCTCATCAGCAACGTTGATTTCCAAAACTGGATATCCCAGTTTTCTTTTACAGTAATCAATCAGTTCTTGTCGTGTACTGGGTTGGGCCATTTGAGTTCAGATAAAACTTCTTCTTGCTTGAGATATAACTTCATAAACGATTTAGCGAGATTTCTTAGTTCATCAATATCGCTTATACTATCTATATCACGAGCAACCTTTTCATATTCAAAAGATTTATTTAAATTTGTAAGTTGAATACTATTTGGATCCATAGGTCAAAACTCTCAAAAGATTTTTAATTTCACCAATATCATCTTTTAATCTATTCATGTCATCTTCAAGTTTCTGAAGTTTTTGTCCCTCAGATTCCTTTGCTTGTTTTAAATTTTTATAATTTTGATAGTCACTCATATTGGTGTTTAGAATTGCATTTGTAGAATTATCACGAACTAAACTAGTATAACCTTCAACTTTAGAAAATTTTGTAGTCATAATTACGCAAGTGCAATTACTCTAAGATCCTTAACTCTTGGTGGATGTGCCATGTCAGATGAAGAACCAATAAGTTTAATGCTAAAGTATCTAAAATCTGTCAAATTATTTGTAGTGAATGTGTATTCTTTATAATCAAGATTCTGACTTAGATTAGCAAGATTATCAGTTTTTGCAACTTTAATATCAGATAATCCATCATTCTTGGAAACATCAATAATATTTCCAAGACTATCCAAGTTGTTGTATCCTGGGAATGGATAGTAAATTGGTTTTTCAGTAGGATCTCCCATAATTGCATAAAATGCTCTCAAATCACCAATTCTATTGACGTATGCACTTACAATAACTTTTAAAGAAGATGCTGGAACTTCAAGTGCAATTGGATTTGATGCATAAACAAATGCTGATGGATCATCTTCAATCGTAGAAATTCTAAAATCAGTTGCATAATCTGTAATAGCATTATTTACTCTGTTGCTAATGAAGACCATTGATACTCTATCAAGATCAATTACTGGAGATACGTTTCTATCAAATGTATCCATTTTTACATTTAATGTAAAGGATTTATTTCCAGGTAATGTTGATAATGCTGAAGATTCATTTACAGAAGAAGCTACAATTCTTGCAGAATTAAGATAATTATTAGACGTTAATGAAATTGGTTCATAACCAACATCAACATAAGATTCTTCATTTCCATCAACACTTGATCCAGTTACTGTTCTAATTGAAGCAGAAAGTCCAGTTCCAAGTAAATTCATAGTTTGAATATTTGGTCTTACTATTTCAAAAGGAATATTTTGTGTTGCATAAATGTTTGCACCACCTGCAGATTTTGTTTCATTAATATAAAGTGGTGGGAATGATGTAGCAACACTTCTATCAACTTGACCTTGAGGTAAAGATGCTACATTTCCATCGGAACTTGTGTCAATCTTAATGTAATAATAATCAAGATCATAAGTTCTCGCTGAAGAGAATCCAACATCTTGAAGACTATGTGTTTTATTAATTCTTCTGAGAGAAATGCCATTTAATTCATACTTAAATACTGGAGTTCCAACAGTGTATGAGAATGATTTGGTTTGATCAATTTGTCTAGTAATCCCAGTTAAACTATTTCCACTTACTCCTTCATAAGCAATAATCTCATCACCGATTAAAATATATCCAGGATTTGTAGAACCTACACTTACATTCTCAAATGTTGAGAATCCACTTGCATTTGTAAGTACGATATTTCCCGAATCTTCTTTTGCATATGCTGCATTTAATGTAGTTGGTGTAGAATCTGGATATACGCCAGAAATGACAATATTATTATTCAGTGCATACATACCATGATTCTTATGATTAACTTTGATATGAAGTCCATCAAATTCTTCAGAATCTACAGATACGTAACTTGCAGATACACCACCACCATTTAAACTTGTAATTCCAATGCCACTTGCAACATATGTAATTGTGCTTCCGGCTCCAGTTGCAAAGTTTCCTTGAACTTTATCAAGAATAATTTCATTGATACCGGTAATTTGACCAACAGACAATCTCATGTTGGTTCCTAAAATACTTCCACCCAAATTGGATACTGACAAAACATCGCCAACTTTGTAACCAGATCCACCAGCATTAACTGTTGCAGCAACTGCTACATTTCCAGAAATTGTAATGTTTGCAGTTGCATTTACACCAGATCCACTTACATTTTGCAAAGAAACATTATTATACGAACCATTTGAATAACCAATACCAGCATTTGTAATAGTTAGATTTCCTGTTGCTGATCCAGCCGCACCAACATAGTTTCCAGTTGCATTTGAATTTAATTGAGAAACTGTAGTACCAACTATAAAGTTTGTGCTGGTTACAGTAGTTCCCAATCCAACACGAATTCTTCTTGAATTCATATCAAGAGAATTTTTCAGAAGATTTGCAATTTGATTATTTCCAATTGCAAGTTGTGGATTATAGAAGTTGATGTTGCCAACTTCATCTGTAAATACTGCTTGATAAAGATTGAACTTAAGATCTTCGTACTGGCTTGGAGTCCAAGTAGAAGCATTTTGCGACTTAAATAGTGATCCTAAAAGTGGTTGTTCAGTAACATAAATTTGCTGAGATTCAGTCAATCCAGCAGTTGTTGCATCTGGTTCACCAAGTCTAGAAATCCACACTTGATATGAAGTAGAATCCGAAAGAAGAACAACAGCATGTTCTTGTCCACCTCTGAGATATACTGGAGATGGGAATGTTACTGTTGTAACTGCACTACCATCTTCAGATATATTGACATTTTCTGAATCGATTACAACTTCACTAAATGGATAAATTTCTTCGGTTGGTAGTCCAAGTTTCATTGGACGCAATTGTACTATAACAGGAAGAGTATCATCTTTTGTTCTAAAATACAAATCAATTTTGGTTACAAATAAACCATTTCCTTCTGGAATGGTAAATGATTGTGCCAGTGGATCTCTTCTTGGTGGTTGAGCTTGTACGACAATCGTATTTGTAATGAATACTGGTTGTATTCTTGTGACAGTAGTATTTGAAGATGTTGAAGAATTTGACTGTGTTCTAGAATCTGTAAGAGTAGTTGATTCAAAACGTGGACTTCTAACAGAAGCAACCGTTTCTTGAATACCATTCAGAAGACCTTGTGCATAGTAATTTTCTTCACCTTCGGTAAATACTGATCCAGGTACTAAGGAATTTGTTGAACTATTAGTTAACTTGAATGTTTTTACTCCAGTCTCAAACTTTGGATTTGTTGGAACATTTGGATTAGGAATTAAATATGAACCAATAACCGCACCAACATTATCAGAGACTAATCTGACATTTGAGATAGTTGCTTCTGCACCGCTCGTCAATCCTCTTAATTTGAGACCTGTTGCAACTCTTCCAAAAAATTGTCCTTGTGTTTGTTCAGATAAACTTGCAATATCAACGTTGAGTAATGTGGATGTTGCAGAATATGTTGAACTTAAAGATCCAATTACTTGTTGATCATATGGGTTTCTTGTATAAACATCTGTTGGTGAATTAAATGAACCATACTTATGATTTGCTGATGCAACTCTAAATCTAATTTCTGTAGGACTTACACCCGGAGTGTTATTTTGATTAATCGCAGATTCTGCAAAACCTCCTACTACGGTTTCACCAACCTGGAAAATTCCAGACTGCATTGTAATTTCAAGGAGTTTTGGAATAACGAAAGAATTTACATCTTCGCCATCAAAAAATGCATAGACCTGAGTAAATGGTCTAAAACGCTTTCCTACAAATTCAACATTTCTAGATCTCATGAACGTTGCAAGCTCAGAAGAAACTATAGAGTCTCCTTGTGATGTTGTTGTTACTTGCTCAGTAAGTTGTAATTGAGTGCCAGTTCTTCTTTGTTGTTCAGTTGTAGTAACTGTTGTAAATGTTGTGGTTGCATTTCCAGAATCTTCAACTCTTTGAGTTGTTTCTCTTCCAGTCCATGTGGTTTCCCAAGCGTTCCAATTAACAGGACCAAATCCAGTTTGAGGATCAAATCCTTGTGCAATTAACTGTTGTTGTGTAGCTGTAAAGTTATCTTGAGTAATTACTTTTGGATCCAATCTAACCTGATCGGTCCAAACATCTGATGACGGTGTTAATCCAATATTACCGATGTAATTGGTTACAAGATATGGAGTTACATTTTCAGATCTAGTAGCATATGGTTGTGTCAAGAAAGATGTATCAGTGTAATCAAGTGTGATAACTTGACCCGTTCTTCTTATATTCTCGCCAATCAAATCAGTTACAAACCTAGGATCAGCTAAAGGATCTATAGATGCGCCAATTCCAACTAAAGACTTTGATCCAAGTAATAAATCAACTTCAGTTACATATGGAGATGGTCTCAATTCCTGATTTACTTGATCTATAGAGTTCTTAATCTTGGTTGATGTATTTTGTGAATTTGTAGTTCTAAAATTGTCTACAAAAAATCCAGATTTAAATCTGTCCAATCCATTAGAATCTTTTATACTCAGAGATTGTGTATTTGCTTCTAAAAGATTTAATGTTGTATATGATTCTAAGTTTTTAATTCTATCCTCAAGTCTTGAGATATCTTTCATTTGATATCTCTTATGAGAAACCAATTTAATCGATGCTTTAGTTACATCACAAAGATATGGAGGAAGAACTGCAGAAGCAATTTCTAGGGCATCATCTAAAGCCTTAGGTGGTCTTGGTGTTTCTGCTGGATCTCCAGAAATAAGTTGTAATGCACCAGTTTTAGTCAGGAAAATTCTATCTATTCTTCCCAGATAGTGCTCAAAGGAAAGAAGAATCGATTCATCGGATGCAAGAGTGTTTTTGCCACAATTTTGAGATTCTGAGAATGTTCTTGATAAAAATTCAAATGGAGAACGTGATCCTGCAGAAACAGCATATTCAGAAACTCTAGGTCTAATATCTAAAATGTCACTATTTGCAACCTTTCCTTCAACTGGCAATATATCACAATAATCAAAGTTGTTGTATGAATTTACTGTGGTAATATCTCCGAGATCGGAAGAAGAAAAACTTGCCGATTCAAAAATAATTTTTATTTGTTTTGCTGGTTCTTTTGATAATGGATTTCTGATTATTCTGGAATAATCATAAATTGTATTTTTTTGAGAGGCATCTAATGTATAATTTTCTGTTATATTTTTGTCAGATAAAGTAATTGTTGAAACTGTAGCTTCTATTCCACTTTCTTCAAATAATACAACTTCATTTTGTTGGAATGATTTATCATTTAAGTATATGAAGTTGACATTTAAATCATTAATTTTGTTTGTATAAATTGCGATGGCACCAGAAGTTTTTCCTACAAATTTTTCTCCTACCAATAAATCAGAAGTTTTATTATTTGGTCCAGTTAATGAAGTAAATGTAACTGAAGATGGATTTGCTTCTGATGTTGTTGATGATTCAAATATACCATAAATTTTTGTTACGTCAGGAACATTTAAGCAAATTTCTTCGTCTTGAACTCTAGTTCCATATGGGTATGATCCATATGATAGCCCATCATTTATAGTTGTCGATCCAATTCCAGAATAGTCATATTTTGACTTGTTGACTATTAAAGTTTTTATTCTATTTCTATTCTTAACTTTTGATTTAATCTTTGTTTTTCTTAAAGTTGCGATTAATCGCGCACTTGAATCGTTTGAACCAAGACCATAAATCGTTAACTCAGAAGAAGTCGTATTAAATGAAAACTTATCAGATCTCAGTGGTTCAAAAGATCCATCAGATCTAACTAAAACATATCTTTCCTCATCAAAAGGTAAGAATGTTTCATTATCACCTGCAGTCAACGTATTTGTTTGGTTACTGGAAATTGTTACTGCAAATTCTTTTTTGATTGTCAGATTTGAATCTGTCAGATCCACTAAACTAATATAATTTTTTGGAAGTTTTGTATATAAAGTGTTATCTGCAGAAGTTTGGAATGCAGATCCAAGAATTACCAGATCATTTACATTATTTGAAGCTGCTGGAGGAGATCCTTCACAAATTCCTGTTACAGTTGTAACTCCCGTAACTACAATTGAATTTTGAGATACAGTTAAAACTTTATTGTAAGTTGGAACGGTTGAACCTGGAATTGTATATTGAACAAGTCCACCAACCTTTACATTATTAGTAAATGCAAAGTTATTATCTGCAGAATTTAAACTAATGCTGCTTATGCCTGTGGTAGATCTTGCAGTAATTGATGCAAGACCAACATTATAATTTGTAACTGGAACAATATCTGCTGTAAATGAAGTAGTTGAGGTGCTTACATTGGTTAAAGACTGTACATCTTTAATAGAATATTCGGTTACTGCTGTTGATACTCTGCTAGTCGTCTCTACACCATTAAAAATAAACTTTTCATTTGCAGCAAAAGAACCCTTTACCCCATATGCAGTAAGAATTCCAGCATTATTTACATCATATCTTAAATATCCTGTAGCTCCGCTAGATTTTCCTTTAATGTGTACTGGTGTTGTAAGAGTTATATTTTGATTTAATACAATTTCTGTGTATGTTTCAACGTCAAATAGCGCAATATCCCATTGATTCAGATTTAAATTTGATGTGTTATATGATCCAGACTCTAATGCATAATCATAAACCCTTGCTAATCCAATTTCTTTTCCAGGAAGAGCAGAAGATGTAACACCGATTCTAGAGTCTCTAAGACTTATTACAAATGGATTTCCAAGATTTAAATTTGGAGCACCAGTTGCTCTATTTACAGTGAATGTTGGTCCAGTTAAATATGCAATGCTAGCACCATTAACACGTTTTGTGGTTCTTGGTTTTTTAAAATCTAAAAAGTTTGCTGATAAAGATTCAACTTCATATCCTTTTACATATGCTTTTCCTGCACCAATTTTATATGTTGCCAAATCTTCAGAAGGTGTATTGTTATTGTATGTTAATTGATCAATCTGAAATACACCATTATTTCCTAAATTATCATTTAAAGTTTCTTTTACAACAACATCAAATGGTCTAATATAATAGTCTCCAGATTCATCGGACGTTCTTCTAGCAAGTTCCGTAGAAAGGACGTTGTATTGTGATGTTGTAGTAGTATTCTTAACTAATTCACCGTTTCTAATTTCTAACAGACTGACAAAATTTTCTGCAGTCGTATCAGTTATTTCTTTTTTACTCAATAAAGCAGTTAACTTAAATCTATCAGCCCCTGGAGCTGCATAGTTCGAAAATCCCTTTGCATTATCATTTAAACTATCATCTTCATCAGATGTGATAGTCTCTTCAATTACGTCAAATCCTACTTTGCAACTTGTGATATTTGAATATGGTTCTAAAATTAAAGTTTGATCTGCAACCTCAACAAAATATCCTCTTAAAAAATATACTCCATTACTAAGTACAGCAGCAGATCCATTACCAGTTGCATTTGATGTAGTGTTTGCAAATCCTTCTCCACTTTGAATGATGACAGAATCTTGAGTGTATGCTGTATTCAGAGTTAACTTTTCATTATCCGAAAATACTTCTTGATCTCCTAAACCAGAAGACAAATAATTTACATACAGAGTTGTATATTGATTTTCAATTTCATTTTGAGGTAAAACATATACAATTTGTGCTTCTACTTTTGACTCATCTCCAGTAATTTTTTTACCTATAAGATCTTGAATATAAACACTTACATCTACGCCCAGATATGAATTTTCAATCTTTACAAATTTAAATTGGTTATTATAACTTAACTGACCAGGAATTACTACAGATCCTTCCTTAAATACATGATTTCCAAATTTTTCAATTTGGTCTTGTAGGATTGACTGTAATGTTGTTAATTCTCTAGCCTGAACAGGATATCCAGGTTTGAATAAAACTTTATGATAATTCTTGTTGGAATCAAAATCATCAAAATATGGGGAAATGTTGAGATTAGTTGACTCTGGCATGATTTTTTAGAATTGCAAAATTACCTTGATATCTTCTTTTTGACTTGACGACCTAGTAACTGAAGGTCTGTTGTCTACATGAATAATATTTCCAGAATATTTTTCAACTTCTGGATTGGACACACCATTAATAAAATTTTGTCCAAAATAATATGTCCTACTATTTATTGAGGTTGATATACCAGTAAAGTTTGTATCGATTGATAAATTTGTAGTTCCACCTTGGATAATAGTTGTACCACCTACGCCAGGTGATGAAGTAAATCTATGCAATCTAAATCCATAAATTGGACTTGAATTCTTTGTACCATCACTATTAAATCCAACAAGAGTTCTATCTTGCCAATATTTTAAAACACCAGTATTTTGATCATAGGATACAACTCTACCAACTGCTGTTGATGCAACCCCAACTGTTTGTGTAATGAGACTATCTGCTGTAAATGTTACTGTGCTATATCCAGCTCCAACCAATTTCAATGCGTAAACAGCAGCTGCTTTATCTGATGTTAAAATGGAATCGGATCCAAAAACTAAAGGATTTTCAATTATTCCAACTCTAGAAATTTGATTTCCAGTAATAAAATCTGGGTCTTGAGTATCATTTTCAATTCTCGCATAAAGAACCGCTCTATTTGCTCCCAGTTCTCTATAAATGTCTGCACCATGACCACCTTTTGGTGGAATTATAACATCAAACTCTGGAGCAGTGGTTCCTGTAGGAACATTTCCTGCTACTAAATCAACAGTTCCATATGAATATCCAGAACCACCGTTTGAAACACTTATTGATTCTACTTTAGAATTATTATTAACTACAATAGTTACCTCAGCTCCATTTCCGTCACCTTTAACAGGAACTCTTGTATATGTTGTATTTGCTGTTCCGATACCAACTCCACGATTTTTGATGGTAACGATTTTAATTTGTCCACTCGTTTCTGCATTATTTCTAACTACCGAATTTGCATCACTAGTTTCCCAATTTTTTGGTACAGGAATAAAATTAGAAGTTTCAAACTTAATGATATCGCTTGGAGAAATTGTATAAAGATATTTCCAAATATATCCGTCACCACTAGTTCCTGCAGATCTTGGTTCTAAATCTGTGAATGTTGGTTCATCCAGAGAAGGTCTTCCTTCGGGATTTTCTGGATTAGTACCATTTTGTAAGCAAATGTAAACACGATATTCGTTGTTTACAACATAATAATTTGCTTGATATAAACTAGTAACTCCAGAAGGTTTTGATGTATTAGATCTACTTATATCATGGCGATACATATCATAAGTCGTTCCAGAACTCCAAGTTATTTTTCTAATAACTTGTTTGATGTTTTCTGTAGATACCTTTTTAAGAGCTATTGCAGTATCCCAATATGCATTTTCTTCATCAAAATTATCTTTTGGGGCAGGAGGATTTGCATCCCAAGTTGAACTATATTCAGATGCGTTTGGAAGTCCTACAAAAACATAATATGAATTGTCTGAAGAACTTGCTGCAGAAACAAAATTCTTAGCACTCAATATTCTAAATTGATCTGTTATGATAGCAGCCATTTTGAAGTTTTTTATGTATTTATGTAGTATAATCTCGGTGTTTTAATGGGAGGAGTCTTTGAACAGTTGGGGATGTTGAAACTCCTACCATGCCATTATTATAATTTGCAAATGATTTTGGATTGGTACGATCTAAATTATAAATTCTTCCCCAACTATATTCTCCATAGAAAGAGCTAAATCCTAAACCTGTTAAATTATTGTAATTCGTAAGGCTTACAGTTACTTTTGCAACATAAGTTAATCCAATTCCTGGAACGGATGTTTGTCCAATAGAAACAGCAACTGCTTTGTAGATATTGTCTAAACATGTTGTTCCCACACCAACGATTGATCCATTTTCATCTATTGCAGTAACTCCTTTTCCAACATTTGAATTTTTAATGACAAAATAGTATCCAGTAGAAATTCCAGAAACTCCTGTTGTTGCTATTCCAACGCTATTAACATGAAGATCTCTAAGGTATGAATTCTTTGGAATAAAGAAATTAAATACCAATCCTGTTGTTGCAACAGAAACTGATGTTGTATTAATTCCAGTAATAATTCCAAAGTCACCTTCATAATTTACATTAGAAACGGTTTCTTTCTTTGCATTAGGAGAACCAATAAAAACTAAAGGTGGATTTGCGCTTGTATATCCAGTTCCTGCTCTTAAAACAGAAATTGAAGTAACAACACCATTCACAATTGTTGCAGATCCAACAGATCTATAAGTAGAACCTAATCCAACAGGATTTGCTACTATGACTTCTGGAGCAGAAGTATATCCATAACCACCATTACTAATGACAAATGATGATATTGTACCTGCAACAGAAACCACTGCTGTTGCAGACGCTCCTACGATAGAATCCTGCGATGTAATGGTAACCTTTCTATAGTCGGCATTACCTGCAGTATTTTCATTCTCAGCATCAAATATTGTGTTGACATTTTCGACATAAATTACAGAAGAACTTATTCCAAGACTACTAATAATATTTGATGATGGTTGAATAAATGGTTCATAAAGAATTCTTGTCTTTCCAACTTCCAATCCATCAATAATTTTATCTTCAGTTTTATAGCATAATGTAACTGGTCTTCTTGTAGTCGATCCAAATGTTAATCCTGGACTAAAATAGGTGTTAGTTGTAACATAATCGCTTGCAGATACATCTGTAACCAATCTTTCATCTTGTGTGAGATATATCGAATCATCTATTAATTGTAAACTATCACCCACTTCAATTGGTTCTAAAATATCAATTAAATTAACATCAATTTCACCATTTCCCTTATAGAATAATATTTTTGAAGTATCGCCCGATTTTGGAGGTTCTGGGAATGTGATTAAGTTTCCTCCTGGGAATAAGTAACCCTTTCCTGGGAATTGGAGAACATCATTGATGAATACCAGTAATGTTGCTTCAACATCGACTGAAGATCCTTGCTTAGATCTAATAGAAGTTAAAACATCATTTATCTTAATTGGGAAAGTTTTTCTTTCACCGTCAAATAAAGTATCAATTGGATCAATAACCTGAAGATCACCAATAGACCATCCAGCAAAAGAATCTGTTGCAGTTCTATCGACTGAAATTTGGAATTCTTTAAATGGTAATGATGTATTTGTGGGAATTCCTACAGTTCCTCCAATTGCAACAGTTAAAATATCTCCTTGACCATAAGAATAACCAGTATTCACAATTTCAAAATTAACTACACTGGATCCTTGACCAACGATAATATCAACCTTGGCTCCACTTCCAAGTCCAATTGGAGATGTGGAACTGTAAATTAAAGGAATATTGCTATAAGAAAGTGGAGAATCGAAAATTACAATAGGCGGATTTGTTGATGTATATCCTGCTCCTGGATTTGTAATTGCAATGCTCACAACATTACCATTTTGGACAGCAGCAGTTCCAATAAATTCAATATTTGGAGTGCCAGTACTTGAAGTTGCAACTCCAACTCTAACTGTTTGTACTCCTGATCTATAACCAGAACCACTATTTCCGATAGAAATTGAACTAATCGTTCCTGCGATGGAAACAGTTGCTGTTCCACCAGCAGCAACTAATGGTTGATATCCTAATCCAGACGTTGAACCAACCGAAACAATAATGCCTTTTCTTGGAAGTTGTGAGGCATTGATATCATATGACTGAGATTGACTACCTATAAACGAAATGGTAGTTATCCCAGAAGATTGTGAAAGACTATAATTTCCTTCTATTGTTACTGGAATAGTTGATCTTGATGGTCCTTGGAAAACTTGGTTGATTAAGATTACAGCATTACTGGTGCTTATACCAGTAATATTAGAGCCTCCTGATTTTAACGTAAAATCATTGGTTGCTCCAGTAAATGATGCAGAAATATCATCAAACACTTTATTGTAGAAATAAGCATCTTCAGAAGTATTGGATTTTCCAGATCTTAAAAATACTCTACCACTAAATGTTGATCCAGTCTCCAATCCAACATAGTCCTGTTCATCTGGTCTTGTTGATGGATTGGTAAATGGAACTTTCCCCCAAGGAGCAACAGGGAAATGGATCGTATTATTATCAATGTTATAATTACCAAGTAATTTTGTAATTACAGCACCAGAAGCATGAGTAGCGATTCCTGATCCTAATTGACCTCTTGATACTATTGCAACGTTTGTTGCTCCAAATCCCAAGGTTGCAACTTGCATTATTTCATTATCAATCTTAATTAAATCGCCACTAAAAATTGAAGTTATACCAGATAATGTAATCAACTCGGTTACTGATCCAACGTCTGCAGATACAGTTGTTGTTACTGCGGTAGCAACAATAGGTGATTGAATTACATTATCAATTGCAATGATCGCTCTAGCATTTTGATTTGTTGATCTCAATACGTGAGATGTTCCTATACCAACACTAGTAATATCTAAGATATTTGGTGGAGTAGATAAAGCATCTGCAGCTGATCCAGCAAATTTCAAGTATAAATCATTCTCCTTAACAGCATATATGGTTTTTGGTAATTTATCGGTTGAACCGACTCCGATAATTGTGGTTGTTGCAATTCCAATTGCGTTTATAGTTCCAACATCAGAAGATGAATACTCATAAACAAGTTTTTCTCCAGTTACAAAATAATGTGCTGGTATTTTAACTTGGTCTGCATCGACATTTACAATATCAGAAGAATTTCCAGAAAAATATCTTTCAAAAATTGGTAATTCTTTATGAGTTAATTCGAAACTCTTTCTAGTTGCAGCATTTGTCCCTTCATAAAAACCATGACCACTGTTAACAGATGCATTATTGAGACTTATTGTGGATGGATAATTATGATTATGAGTTGACGTAAGAACTTGTTGGAATACTCTTACTTGAACATCTACGTTTGCTTTTGGGGTAAATTGTAATGCAGTATCGTCACCAATTCTAGCAATTGTATAATCTCCAATAGAACCATCAGTTTGAACAAATCCATATTCTGAAACATATGCATTTGATTGGTTTTTCATCGAAACCAATTCTGATATTTGATATTGATTGTCGGTCAGATTTTCTACAACGGCAATGTAATATGCTGCATTATAATTTTTACCAAATGATGCAACTGTTGTAGCTGTTGGTGATCCTGATGCAGAAATATTCGTTACATTTGAATTAATGTAACTATCAAACATGTTAGAAGTTCCAACACCAACTGCAGATGAATTTGCAATAGAAACTCTAATAGTGTTAACAAAATGATTTGTAGATAATCCTGCTGTTGGTTTTAAATCAATTTTTAATTCTGATCCAGAAAGGTAAGCAATATAAGTTCCAATTCCAGGAGATCCAAAAGATGAAATATTATCTGTTGACAATTGCCCATAATCCATATATAAAACATTATTATCATCATGAACTATGCTAAGTTCATCTACTTCGTAATATGATCCATCTTCAGCACCAATTACAACATAGACTTTAGATCCTCTGTAAGTAGATGCTATTCCAACGACTGTTGTTGCTGTTGTTGTTCCTGTTGGAATTGTTACACTAGAAGAAGCAATACTTACAATATCACCTAAACTTTGTTTTCCAGTAGAAGTCGTTAAATCTGCGACTGAAAGGTTGGAGAAGGAAATATTGTATTCGTTATCCGCAAAAAATGTTGGATAAAACTGCAAAATACCTTCCGAACCGAGAATACTAAAATCAAAAGATCCAAGGCTATCTAAATTATAAATTTGTCCATATTGATTTAAGAATCCATAAGTATTGTTGTGCAACAATGAGACCAACATAACTTGATTTTGGTCAACATATGCTTCATCATTTACATAAGTTAAATACTTTCTATATCTACCTGTTGCCAGATCAAATACATCAATATTTGAATATTTTGTTGATCTTGGATTACTATTAAATTCATCGCCCAGATCATCAACTGTAAGAACTCTATTTCCAACAGATTCTAAGTAATCCTGCAGAATTGCCGAATCAAATATTATTTGATTGGATGCATAGTTATTATCCAAAATAATATTATTTTCTCGTGCATTATCAAAATCTGATTTGCAATTTAAATTCAGAACAGAATCTAATTCAACAATTGATGAAATTTCTGCGGATAAGGTAGATCCAACTCCAACAGATTCTGAAGAAGATTGTATCTGCAAATCAGCGAATTTTTTAAATCCAACTGAATGGTTTAAATCATCAACAGTTTCATCCCACTCAGAAAATGGAATTTTAGTTTTTATTGAATATGAAAAATACTGATAATAATCA